GCGGTTTTAGCAGACTCAATAAACGCTTTGGCAGTTGGCGCACCTTTGCTACCAACTTTCCGCATACGTTCACCAGAGCCAGCCTTAATTCGAGCCTTCTTTGCCAAAATATTTGCATAGAGTCCTTGTTTCATTTCTTATTGGCCTTTCCAGCCTCTGATAAGGCAATTGCGATGGCTTGTTTCTGAGACTTGACAACCTTGCCACCCTTGCCTGAGTGCAGATCACCTGCCTTGTACTCACGCATGACTTTACTAATCTTGGCTTGTGCTTTAGTCTTTTTCATACTAATACAAGACCTTTGCTGTAATAGTTCCAGAGGTGTAGGCTGTACAGTTGGCTCTCAAATACTTTGGCGCATTGGCAATAGTGACAATGCCATCAGCAGTCAAAGCAGTACCAATCGTTGCAAATGTTGTCCCATCAAGACTTCCTTGGAAAGCAACAGTAGCGGTTGTTATGCCTGTAACTTGCAGAAATGCGGGTTGTCCTGCATCTGCTTGCACAGCAGTAGAAGCACCACTTGCAGTTACTGCATTTAATAGGGTTCTTGCCCCAGATAATGAACTCATTTGCCTCTCCCTGATTTCTTCATCATGTTAGTTGCAGTACGCTGACCACGCATAGGCATACCTTTTGGCTTGCCAACAGCAATCATAATGGTCACAGGCATACCCTTTTTCTTGCCATATTCTTTTGCTTCTTTTTCGCCTTTTTCAGAGTAGGCAAACTTCTTTTTTCCAACCATCGGCATAGGATTTCCCCTTATTTAAGTAATTTACCAGCAAAAAATGTAATTACACCACCAGCCATAGATGCTATGGTCATGCCCATCCAAAAGCCACCTTTAGACTTGTTTGCCAACTCAAGGAGCGACTTAACATCATTAGCCAATTGGTGAACTTCCATTTGCAGAGCCTCAACTTGGGCTTCTATTCTGCCAAAATCTCTAGCATCAATATCGCTCATAACTGTTCCTTACGGGGTCTACCCATAGGCTTTTTCAGCGTTAATGTCTGCCTTGTTCCATCAACCTTTTCCACCTCTACAACAGCAGAAGTATCAACCTCTGTGTATTCTGGGTGTCTACGCATTTCGATAATGTCAAAGTCGTGCCTAAACTCGACAACATTACCTGAACGGGTGCATTTGAACAAAGCCATTTAATACCTTAATGAAGAAAGGGGGGACAAGCCCCCCGATCTTTAGACCATACGAACTACAACAATTCGCATAGTGGTGGATGCCAAGTCAGCAGTTGAGCCAGACTCGTTTTGGATACGGAATTTGACAGTATCTGCGGCTGAGACATAACCTGTCACAGTCAAACCTACCAAATCAACGCCCAAAGATGCACCGATAACCATGTCACCCAAGGCAACGCCTGGGATCGTAATGTCATCAGTCTCGCCTGCGCCATCAACCAAAGAACCTGCATTTAAAGTGGCCTTTACAGCCCAAGTGTCAGAGAATAAACCCCGAAAACTGTCATTGCCTCTACGTGTTACAACTGCACTTGCTGTTGCCATAATAATTTCTCCTAATTAGGTTAAAAAAGTCCCCCCACCACTAGGGCGAGGGGCGCAACTGCAATTAGGCAGGAACTAAGAGAGCGAACATAGATGCAGACTTAGCCGCACCTGTGCTTGCCGCATCACGGAGAATCTGAACGCCATACAACGTATCAGATGTGAACAGCGTAGCAAGGTACTCTTGCTTGTACTGGACTTGTGAACGCACACCAATTTGCTCAACCAGAACCAAAGAATCTTTGTGTCCCATCAAACAAACACGAGCGTTAGCAGAACCTGATGCTGTGTCGCAATTGCTTGAGACAAACACAGGGATGCCATACAAGTTACCGATCTCACCTGTGCGGATGGTATTGTTAGTACCGCCAACAAATGCTTGTTCTGTGTAACGTGCCAAGCCCATTAGCGTGTTACGGCTTGAGGGTGGGATGATGAAGAAACGACCATCCATAGGAGTATCGTTGTCATCCAAGCGCTGAATGGTGCGGCGAATAGCGGCATCAGTTAAGGCTGACTCATTGTTGCTTGCGGCAACATAAGCAGTCGTACCATCACCACCAATAAACGCACCAGTTGCATAGGCGTTTGTACCAGCACCACCATTGGTTTCGCGTCCAAGGTTAATCAAGTCTGTATCGACTTGTTTAGCCAAAGAGTAACCAGCATCTGCTGTGTAGAAGTTACGCAGACTGTTTAAAGCCTGTGCTTCTACGATGTCTTCAATCAAACGGCTATATTCATAGTGTTTGTCGATTGCTACCTGAACTTCTGATTCCGTTGCGGCAATCAAAGTTACTTGTGAACCAGCCGCCTTTGCAGACGCTGAACCACGGGTAGGAGCAGGAACGTGAACTACATCACCTTTCTTGCCCTTGAAAGACATCTTCATAACCAAGTTTGCTAAAACGAGGTTCTTCTTATAAGCCGCAACAATTTCGTCACTCCAAATTTCAGGAATGAACGTTGCCGCTGTCGTTACTGTCACATTATTTGTACCTAAAGGCATGATAAATCTCCAAAAAGCGATAAGTTAATTACTTGACCCGACCATCAGCGTAGGCTTGCATGATTTCATCACTCAAGGCTTCGTATCTGTTCGGATCGGTCATTTTCAGCCGAATAAGGTCAGCCCGTCTATAAACCCTCTTTCCTGATTCTCCACTACCGCCTATATCAACGCCCGCCGCCTTCAGGTTAGTCTTGCGTTGGGTTTCACCCGCATCGCTAGTCTGTTTTGCCTTAATGCCACGTAACTGTTTATAAGTAGTAAGTAATTCGTTTGCACTATCGTAATCAAACTCACCATCAGCCTTGGCAAACAGATTTATGCGAATAGGTGAAGATTTCACCCAATTTGCAAAGTCTGGGTCTGATGCAACCTGACCATAGTCGGGATGCTCTTGCGTTAACTTTTGCTGAATCTGCATCCGTTTGAAGTCGTGAGCCGCTTGGCGACCCGCTACTACATCAGGGTGGTTATCGACAGTCTGACGAATTGCCTCTTTTGGATTCTCAAAGAAGTCTACTTCTGGTGCTTCCTCTTTAATAGGTTGCTTGCTAGAACTGAGGTTCTGCTTTATGAGTTCGTCCGCTAATTTGCGAACTTCACCAACTTCCTGTGCTTGCTTACCAATATACTTCTCAGCCTCTTGGTGCATTTTTATAACTTCTTCTAGAGTTTTTTCCCTGTATTTCTCAGGAAACTCTGGAGATTGGGTTACTTCAGGGAGTTGCTTTTCTTGCTGTTGTTCTTCAACAACATCTAACTCACTCTGCGACTCATCTTCATTATCAATCAACGCCATATTTTTCCTTTTCCTGCCGTTATCGGTTCTAGGACATTTAACTCGCCACTTTTATGGTTGTGAGTTGTTACTTTGCTCCCACTTCAATCTGTCTAGGTGTTTTCTCTCGAACTTCCCATGCTCTGACGGGAAAGAACCAGACCACCCTTCTAGTTTGAAGTTAGGTGCGCTTAGAGTTCGGTTGGCTGTTGCTCCGCACTCACACTTAAAACCTGTTGTCTCATAATCAACAAGTCTCTCAGTTTTATGCCCGTTTTCACAGGCAAAATCAAATAGTCTTTTCATTCAATTCCTCATACGCTCTCTCGCTGACCTCTTTCAAGGTTCTCAGCCAAGTTAGTATTGACAATTCACCCTTTTTGAAGTGCAAAGACGCTTCATCAGGGATTGTACTGATATTGTTCAATGAATTTATCATTGTGTCAATATCTTCCATTAAATCCTTCCAACCCTCTGTTGCCATAGTGTCAAAGCGGGCTTCATAGTACTTTTGCAGTTCAGGAGTCATGGATTCAATCTTTTGTAGGTTGTCTTTAAGTCTTTTTTTGGCATATGCCATAAAGATTTCTGCAGATTGCTCATCAACAGTCTTGGGCATCTTCAAACCCAGCCTGATTCTTCAAATCCGCATAAAGGCTTTCCATTAAGTTATCTGTTGGCGTTGCACAATAAAAAGCATGACTTGCTACCTCTTGTGCATTGGCTTGTCTAGCATCTGTACTTGCAAATACAGACACCTGATATTGGCATTGGTCTTTGTTGCCGTGAATGTTTGTAATACGAGCGTAGGCTTCCGTAAAAGGAACGCCAACATTACTTGTAGAAATAGAGATTTTGAGTGCCATTAGAAAGTTACCTCAGTTGTTTCAATTCTGCTAACCCATCTGATAGTGGTTGCCGCCGCACCTGTCACAGTAACCGCTATACCGCCATTTGTTGTATCTGCGGTAATTGCTAATACCCATGTAGCCGCCGCAACATCTTGCGCTATTACAGTAGGAGTGACTGCGGCAACCAACGTAGTAGATGCGGCATTTGCGCCTCGTTTGATTACGCCTTCAAACTTCCAACCTGATGTTGTACTTGCACCTGTTACGTTAGCAATGCAAGTTCCTTGGAATACATAGGCGCTGTTGTTTGGTAGAATTACTTGGTTGGTTGTGTCTGCTGAGAATGTGTCACTTGCATTTCTTCTC